AATACTACACCCGCCTCGTGACGTGTTATTTATAGCAGAGAGACCTTATTAATTGCAACGCATACCCCTGAAGTATCATAAAGTTTACTCCGCTTAACCGTATCTTTCATTTACTTTTGTTGGCGAGCACTCAAGTTTAATATAATTATATTTTGGTCCTATTTACACTTTTTCAATACGTAGTCGTTTTTGTAAGCCCATTTTTTTTATTTTCATCTTAATTTTGTTCAATTGGGCCGCTGCGCGGCCCTGTTTTCTCATGAAATAATATAAGGCTCATGTTTTCTCGTTTATTTTTTTTTTTTTCATTTCATTCTTTCTTGTTTTCAAGAAACAAAATTATTCAATCAATATAATCCTCACATTTATTATCAATATTATGGTGTTTAAGACAAACACCACATGGTCTACATGGGATTACATGGACTCTATCTACGCTAATCTTCTCGAAGTCTGGGAGAAAATTAGACATAACTACAACATGAATACACTTAAGTAGAGGGGCCATAAGCGGCTCATACTTATTACTAACTACTAATCTATCCTTAAACATCTCAATTAAACTATATTGTAAATAATCCTTCTTATCACGAGGGATATCAAATACAATATTATTTCCTAAACATCCTATGTACTGGTAAGCTACATTATCTGCAGATCCTCCACGTGTATAGAACCAGGACCCACTTCTATACAGGTCTCTGGCAAAAGTGGATTTTCCTTCCCCACCATCAGGTCCGTAAACCCAGAAGATAGTGCGGTCATCTGGGTCCCTCTCCAGGAGCGTCTTTAGGCGCGATTGCCAAGATTTGAAATTCGAAATTTGAATCTCAGGCGCGCTCTTCTGGAATTCTTCCTCAGCAATCTTTGCCTTGACTCGTCGGAAGACAGACGGATTTTCCTCAGCCATTCTCACCGGAGATCGAATTACAGCTTCTCGTTGTCGGCGTCTGTGGGACCCACTAGGACAATAATCCCCAAATTCGAAAGGACCAGAAACCCTAGTTTCCAATTTCATACAGTAATCGCGAGCTTCGTCAGTACGGCGAGCTCGCTGCTTCTCAAGATGGGGCTTCAAATCCCCAAAGAGGGCTTTCACCTGGTTCAGGGTCCTCTGACCCTTCAGTTGCAAGTAGCCTTGCAAATGGCGACGTCGAGTCGTGGGAGACTCTTCCTCTTGCCAGCAAGCGTAGCTAACGTGAGTGTTTTCAAACAGGGGCACCAAATCAGGAGCCGTAGCGGACAGGAAGAAAACCGTAAAGCACCACCATTGAGCTTTGAGGGCAGGCATGTTTACTCAGACAGCTAAAATATAAGAAAAAAGAAAAAATGTACGGACAGGTCTCTAGCTCGGGGTCTCGAGGCGGGGT